CGCTAACGCGATCTCCTGGTATCTCTGGGGCTCCCCCGGTCTGGATGACCGTGACACCTACAGTTTCCTGTATTGGCGTGGTAGTACTGTCTGCCGACAAAGGAGGGACACTCATATCCAATGAGTGCCCTAGATCGAGGTAACGAAGGGTTGAGTTTACCAACAACGTTGAGAACTCCTCTTCATGCTTCTTCCTCTCCGACAATTTATCGTCGGAGGAATCGGAACCAAGCATGGAATCTAAGGCTGCCATATATGTGGCATCCGGACGATAGGCCTCGTAGTCAAAGACTTTGTAAGCCTGCGACATTGACTCTAACACCTGGATGGTTTGCACCATCTTCGGTGTTTGGAGCAATGTGACCAAGATCTCTACGATCTCGTTGACGTGGAGGGAGTCCGGGCGCGATAACTTCGCGAAAATCGATTTCAGGACCGCTGCTCTCTTCAGGATATGCAATCTGGCTTTACTTATCCAGATCATATCCTGCCGTCTTAGACGGGTAAGACCCAATATGGTGATCTTATTAGGAAACAGACGGCCCATCGATTTGATGCGTTGTAGGTCTAGGTTTGGTGCCTTACTAGGGTCTCCTGCATAAGGATGCAAGATAACCATGATTAAGTACAATAAGTACTTTCTCAGGTTAGGAGAAAGGATATTTTCCTTCTTTCCAACCTTAGTAAACCAATCCGAAAGCGAGTTGTTACTTACTACATTTTTGTAGAGCGTGTGGGTTAAGCAAATCATTGCTCCCACCGTTGAAAACTGTTTGGTAGGGTGTTCGACTACTAGGTTCTCCCAATCCGGGATGAATTTAGGAAACCGTAGCATCGTGACCAAGAACAGTAATGGAAGTATCGGCTCGTAGACCTGCCCTAAACGAGTCTTGTGGTTAAGTACCTCCCACGTATGGGAGTTTACTATATACCTCAAGAGTCCAAAAATGGACGGCTTAGAGAAGAATCGACGAGCGGTACGGGATGCAAATTCTATCCGCGACCCAATCCCAGAAAGTGATAAATACTCTTTAAAAGGAATGGGCGATATATTCGCCTTATTAAAATAAGTCTGGTTCGCAAAGTTTATTAGCTTTGTCGAAACATAGGACTTGGCCAACTTAATAGGCACATCATACAGGGTTGTCATGAGCTCAAAATAGCACATGGCAGTAGGCCGATGGCCTATGACATTGTCGTCACCCAATACGACATACTTATCAAATGGTAGTCGTTTAGTATCAAATAATGCCCTCACCATAAATGCGATAAATCCGGGCAAGATTAAATCCAATTTTTCAATAGGAATAAAATCACCAGAAGTCAGCACAATACGATAAAGGGGCTTGTTGGCGATAAGATAAAAATATAGAGAATGATGTTTCTTCTCTTGTAGATCTCTAATAATTGAAACGAAATAAGAATATTGGTTAACCATATGGTGACCCAGGTTCATCAGTCCCCAAGAAGACAAGGCTCCCATTGGTTGACCCCGTGTATAACGGGTAAAACCTTTAGGTGCAGTGTCCGATGGGTCTTGAGTGATACCTGTTAATTTAAATAATTTATCAGTGAGTAATGAGATCCAATACCTTGGCAAGTGCTCCCCCAAAATGGGAGTTAGAATAGCCGTATAGATTTGCACAGGAATGAGATCGGTCGCGGAGCTCAGATCGTAAGAGAAGTACTCATCCATATCCGTCCGTTGGACGAATTTGGAAAGGGATCCCTCTTGATCAAAAGTTGAATCTTGAGGGAAACGGGCACACAACTCAAATAACCAAAGATGGAGTGGCTTCAATGCCTGTTGGGTAAAGAAGTCATTGATGGCAATGATACGAGACTTCCCGGCCGCCTCCTTGACCACCGATAACTTCCCAATATTGGGAGTTAGGTGATCGATGAGCGCCAAGCGCAACTCGTTCTGAACTTCAGGACTGGTTGTGTGGATGAAGCTCTTTGTCTTCAATAATATTTTGCATCTCTCCAGCAATGGAAGAGATCGCAATCTAGACTCGGTCCCCATTTTATAAATATAATTTGGTTTCCGACGTTTGGAAAAAGTATAGTTCATCTTGTTCTCAGGATCATTATATATGTGATCCATGAGTGGTTCAAAATGTGAAAGGTGTATAGGTAGAGTACTTTTTAGATACCCTAGAATTTGTTCTATGTCTGTAAGAATGTAACTAAGTCCCAACGACTCACATAGAGTGGTTATATGCGTAAACCCATCGGGTCGACGCAACCACGCTACCAGATCAAAAATGATCTGTGTGGGTCGGTAAGACGGAGTTCCATTCGGACCAGCCTTCGGAGATATATGGTACTTGTCCTCTTCGGACAGTGTGCTAATGTATTCCCGGGGTTTATACACGAGGTTCCTAGGGACCCACGTTTGATGTTGCCAAAAGGCCGCACTAAACGCTGTCAGAGCCGTGTAGTCAACCGTTGAAGTGGGTTTACATATGGTTTTAGTAGTGGGGGTTTTCCAACTTCCTTTTATACCTTTATAGGTGTTTAGGATGGAGGCCCACATTCGAATCGTATTTTTATCCTTTATCTTAATTTGGCTTCTTGCCGATTTAGGGATCCAACGGGGAAGACCGTCTCTGGTTAGTGAGACTGCGTAACCTAAATCCCTAGTATGACGTAGGGGGCATCCTCCTACGTACGCATTAAGTGCCACAAGTGACACTTTAAGGCGTAATATCAGTCCCAAAGGGGACTGTTTCTCTAGGATCTTTGTAACGTTATCGGCAAACTCAAACCCCTGTTTTAATCTGTCGACAGAATGTCTACCGTATGTCCAGAAACTTACCTTTCGGATATAGCTTCTGAACAGCTGAGTGCTATTACTAGCATCCAGGCTAGCCAGTGAGTCTAGATCAACATCGCAAGGGAGCAACTCTCCGACTAATTTCAAAAGATGTCGGGGGGAAGCCTTAAGCTTTGTGGGGTCTATATGAATGGCAGAAGATGATCCTGTAGGTGGTTGACGAGAGTCGTCGTCCGATTTGTTGGATTCTTCTGGGGATTGCTCCTTTACAGGAGGTTTCCCAATAAAAGAAGGGTCTGTATCACCTCGGGCGACCACAATCAGAGGAATTCGGTTAGAGAGGCATATTCCCTGGTATTTGTGAAATTCATTCTCACTTAAATACAATATACCCTCTGGGTCAGAAGGGTCTACGATGACCCAAGGTCGTAGCCTCCATAGATCAATATCTAGGAGACGACGTCGAGCAGATATAGTCATCTGAAATCTAACGTTAGTTAGTTTCAGGTAAGGGCCTTTGAAAGTAAGAGATGAAATCATTGGTTTGTTGCTTTATTTGCGGATGATGTCGGGACCACCTTCCTTTTCCAAAGGGAGGGAGGCTGCTACAGTAAGCGCGCTGACGTAATCACATTACGAGAATATAATTGACGTCACACTATAGGAAAGAACCTAGGGGATATGATAAACTTGTGTCCAAGATAGACACAGAGGTTTAAAGCACCGGGGGGTGAGATGTCCCCGACTCTCATCGAGCTTCCTGCTCCAAACGTGGGCAGGGCTTCAGGTGCTGACGCCTCCTTATTCGAAAACGTCACATAATACCTATATCGCACTTCAAGATCATACATTTAAGGTCATCAGTTCGCCAGAGGGTTAAAGACTCCATGACATCCTGAGACTATGAATAATAGTGAAGGGACAATTGGGTCCAAGTTCTCGAGGAACACTTGGCTAAGAATGTGATGTTAACAAGGCTTGATAAATACATATTAAATATTAATTACAATATATACCTACCTTAATCAGTTGTCCAGTGTCTTAAGTACTTAGTTTAATCCTTTTCCTTATGGACCACCAGGTTCAGAGAGTTTGCGGCATAGTCCCGTAGGTTTATCCTATATGACTGTGTGGCTGTCACCCACTGTGGAGTAGGTTGTGGATGCCTTCGCATCCCGGTACCAGCGGTACTTTACCGTTATTCGTCGATGACAATCTAAGAAGTCCAAGGGGACTCCATTAGGAGGACACCATCGGCACGGAAACGGTGTTAACCGTGGGAATCATTTTCCCTCGCGACCCAGTCCATTCTGGG